CGAAAGCGATTGACGGCGTGTTAAAGCAAACCTATAAAGATTTTGAAATAATAGTAGTAGACGATGGTTCGACAGATAATACAAAAGTAGTAGTAAAAAAGTATAACGGTAAAGTTAATTATATTGTTGGTAGTGGTTTAAAAGTTAGTGAGTTTAATACTGTTAACGACTTGGCAATGGCTAAAGGTTTGATCCGTTCAGTTAATTCTAAAGAAGATGCGGATGACTTAAACAGAAAGTTAACTACTGATTTAGTAGATTTTGGCGGTTTTTATGTTGAGTTAATACCTGACAGAAAAAAGGAGTTAGCAGAACTATATCACATAGACTTTAATAGTTTAAGACGTTCTAAAGAAGATGATAAAGTTTGGTTTTATACTGCTGATTGGTCTGCTAGAAAGCCTGAAAACAATGAAGATTGGAAAGTGTTTCATGAGTTTGAGGGTAAGTTTGAAAGCGGCAAAGAATACATTTTAGAGTATAGAGGTTATAGAGCGGGTGACGGTGCTTATGCTTTGCCTGACTACATGGCTGCAAATGCTTATATTGAAACGGACTGGCGTATCGCTAACTACTTATTAAATAATGTTAAAAATGGCTTTGCAGCAGGTTATATCATTAACTTTTATAATGGTATGCCAACAGAGGAAGAGAAGCGACAAATTGAAAAGCAAATTAAATCAAAGTTTGCAGGCGATGACAACGGAGGTAGTTTTGTTTTAAACTTCAATAACGCAGAAAGCAAAAGCGCAGAGATTATTCCAATTCCTACCAATGGCAACGATGATAGATTTAACCTACTTAGTGAAAAGGTAAACAGTAATTTATTTATTGCTCACTCGGTTACTAACCCTATGTTGTTTGGAGTTAAGACGGCTGGGCAATTAGGTGGTAGAAGTGAGTTAGTAGAAGCGTTTGAGTTATTCCAAAATACCTACATTAACAATAAGCAAATCATTTTAGAAAAGTTTTGGAATGAGGTACTTTATATTAAGGGTATTGATGCTAAGTTAGACATAGTAGAGACTACACCATTCGGAGAGCCTGACGATGTAAACGAAGTAGCCGTTGCGCTTGGTAACTTATCTCCATTAGTAGCGACTAAGATACTAGATAATATGTCAGCGTCAGAGGTTAGAGCGTTAATTGGTTTAGAAGGTGGAAAGATAGAAGTAGATACTACTGTAAATCAATTCAAGAGCGAGGATATAGATAATACTATAATAGGTCATTTTAATTGTTGCGGTGTCTTAGATGAAGAGTTAGAGGTGTTAGAAAGCAAGGATATAAAAGCCTTTAGTATTGAGGAAGCGGAAAGCGTAAAATTTAACTTTAATACTCTAACAGATTTAGAAAGCGCAGTTTTAGACATTATAAAGGATAGTCCTAAAATGTCAGCGGTTGAGGTATCAGAAGTTATAGACGTGCCTTTAAAAGAAGTGCAAGACACAATAGAAGAACTTGAAAAAAAAAGTTTAATAACTATTGATAAGGATGGCAATGTAGACGTAACAAACGATGGAGAGGAAGAGAATAAGAATGAAGTGTTTACAGTTTACAAGTATAAGTTAAGAGATGACGCACCTAGTTTGGTTAAAGGAGGGAAGAGTAGGTTTTTTTGTAAAACAATGATGAACTTATCTAAAACAAAAAGTTGGACTATTGAGGATATAAAGAGACTCCGTAACGGTCAAGGTCTGGATGTGTTTTCTAGTCGTGGTGGATATTACAGAAAGCCAAACACAGATATTAGTGTCCCTTTTTGTAGACACATTTGGGAGTCTAAATTGGTTAGAAGAAAAAAGAAATGAAAAAGAAATTAAGCGGATACCAAAAATTAAAAAAGAGAATTGAAGAACTTGAAAGCGGTTTAGAGGTTATGTTAACCAGACCACACTCAAGCCAAGCAAAGGGCTTTAGATTAATGTTCAAAATAGAAAAAGACTTAGACTAATGGCAGATGTTTTATTTATAAGTGAAGAGTACGTTAAGTCTAATTCAATCGTAGACGAGAATGTAGACATGAAGTTGTTACTACCTACTATTTCAGACGTTCAAGAAATCAATTTACACCCTTGTCTTGGTACGGGGTTATATGAGGACTTAAAGACAAAGATAGCAGCGGGAACTACAAACGCAGCAGAGGACACTTTAATACAGTCTTATATTGCGCCTATGTTGTTAAAGTATGTAATGGTAGACACAACGGTAAACCAATTATTTAGATACCGTAATAAGAACGTAAGTACTAAATCAAGTGACAATTCACAACCAGTAGATTATACTGAAATGAAGTTTTTAATTGATAACTGGAAACACAAAGCAGAGTTTTTTAAGCAAAGGTTAATAGATTACCTATGTGCTAATTCTGCGGACTTTCCAGAGTATTGCGATATAGATGATAGCAGCGACTTGTTACCTGAAAGCAACGCATTTACAAGTCCGTTTTATTTAGGAAATAGTAACGAATCATGGGAAGAGAAAAAGGAAAGGTTAAGACAAAGAGGTCTTTTGTAACCATAGACAAAAAGTTAAAAAAGTATTTTAATGGTAAGCATATCATACAGAAAAATAGTACTAGAAAGTGAAGCATTTGCAGATGCTCATTATCAAATTAATAGTTTTGGTAATGGTGATTTGTGGGAAGTTGTAGAACATAACAAACTACAAGACTTTAACTACCCGTTATTGTGGTTGCAAGACGGTAATAGTAGCACCAATGAAACGGAGTTAACTTATACTTTTAACGTTATTGCTTTGGATCAAGTATTGAACGGTGAAGAAAACGAGAACTTTGTTAAATCTTCAATGTATCAAATACTATTAGACTATTTAGCCTACTTTGATAACGCTGTTTTATATGATATTGACGGTGAAAGAATAGCCTTTAAGATAAGTAAAAATACTAATTCAACAAGTTTTACAGAGCGTTACGATGACATTCTAACGGGTTGGAATATGTCAGTAACATTTAGAACGCCTTTAAGGTTTAACGCTTGTAATATACCAAAAGATTAATTAATAAAATATATAAAAATGAAAGCAGGACACACGGCCTTTATGGCGGCAGAAGATGGAGTAGTAGTGGTTAATGATACGACTGAATACGATGCAAGAAGATTTAACGGGTTTTACGTTTCAGAAGATGCAGTAATATCAAGGTTAGAAATTAACGGAGACACCGCAACAGATGTAAAAGACGATTACTTTACAACACCAGCAAACGGAGTTAAAAAGAATGTAACAATAACAGCATTAGGTGCAGATGTATTTAGTGCAATTACACTAACTAGCGGAGAGGTTGCTTTAATACTTGCATAATGTACGGTTACGGATATACAAACGCTTTTAATAGTGGCATTGGTGGTGGGGGCGCATCGTTCAGTCCTTTAGATTTGTCTCCAGTTTTCTGGTTTGATTTCTCTAAATATAGCGCAGGTGCTTATAATGGTACTGAAGTTGATGAAACTGGTAATTATACTTTAACACCTAAAAACGGGGCGTTATCAGCTAGTGATGGAGTTAACCAAGCGTTTGCTACAAATGGTTCTACTGCTTATGCTTTGGATTATGGTAGCAGTTTTAACGGCTTTTTAAAAAATGACCATACTAGAGTTATATTTTACAAACCTAATTCGGCAAGTGTTAGCGGTCAACAGTCATTAGTAAGTGTTACGGATTTTATACCGTCTATGCGTTACAATATTTGGAGACAAAATAATAAAATTAGATTATATCTTTATATTAATAGCGTTTTTGAGATATTTGACAGCGTTGCAGATGTGTTTACAACTACTGATTATTACAGTATTTTAGTAGAGGTTAAAAGTACGGGCGTGGCTATTGAGATAAACGGCGTTAATGTAACTTTGACAAAAACAACTTTTACTGAACCTTTATCAAATTTAAACATATCTACTAACCCGTATCTAGGAGCGAGGAATAAAGAGAACACCTCAATTGACCAATTAAGTGATGGATATTTTGGAGATGATTTATTATTTAGTAGAGCGTTAACTGCTACCGAGAAAACTAATCTTTTAAATTATTTTGTATAATGGGTAAATACGCAACACAAATAAAAAGAATACCTCTATATTTTGCAGGTGGTCAGTCTAACATTGGAGGTCGTGGTTACTATCCTTCTTATGTGGGGGGTGCTAATGGAGTAACGCCAGTTAAATATAGAGTTTTCGGAACTGACGATAATATGCAGATATTCTGGAGGTCTACTTATAATGACGATGCCAATACTGGAAGTTGGCAAGCCTTAGATATGTACGTAAACAATGTTAATCCTAACATAGTGGCTACACAACGCTTCGGAATTACAGACGTTTTAATCAAAGAATTAGCAGACTATAAAGGTACTACTATTGCTATGATTAAATGTACGCAGGGTGGTTCTAATATGTATTCAGATTGGAAAAGTCCAAACGGACAAGAATATAAAAACGCTATTGCGCAAATTGAAGATGGTTTAAATAAGGTTTGTCAATTAGGAATACCAGAACTTAAAATATGTATGTGGTTAAGTGGTTGGTCTGATGCTGATACGCAACCTCACGCAGATGCTTTTGAAAGTAATTTAAGTCAGTTAATGGGAGAAATTGAAGATACAATTTCTAACTATATTAGATTTACTCCTAAATGGTTGGTAGGCGAAAGCCCTGACTGGGTGGCTGTTGGTAAACGTCCGTCTGCTCCTTATAATGCAGTAGTCGCAGGGCAGACTAATTTAGGTAATACAGGAAATAATATTTTTGCAGATAACTCAGAAATGATTTTATGGTCAGTTGATAATATACACTTGACTGCTGCAAGTTATGAAGCTGTGGGATTACAATGGTTTGATTTAATTAAGGATTTATAATGCCACATAGAGTAAATGTAATAACAACACTTTGCAATAAAATAGTAGGTTACGGATCAGCAGGATTAGTAAGCATATCTTTATATTTAGCACCTATCTACCCTTTAATGGCTTTAGTCGGCATTATGATAGGTTTAGACACCATTACGGGTAGATGGGCAGCAAGGGTAAAAGCAAGGAAAGAGGGTAAGGATGTTAGGTTAGAGGTATCTAGCAAAAGAACTAGAAACGGTTTAATTCCAAAGATACTAGGTTATAACGCTGTAATTTTAACGGTTTACATTTTAGATAGGTTTATGCTGTCGGACTTGTTAACTCATTTCTTTCCGACCTTTCCAGTTGAGTACTCTGCTACTAAGTGCGCTGGGTTAATATTGATGTGGATTGAGTTTGATAGCATAGACGAAAACTACTATAAAGTAAAGGGTGTTAAGATAAAAGATATTATATCCGACAAATTCAAAAAGGTAAAAGGTGTTACAAATATTATCAAGTTAAAAAAATAGTTTATATTTACAAAAAAAAACTATGAGAAAAAGGCTAAAGGACAAAGAAGCGTTAGCACTAGGACTAAAGTTAAATAAAAGTAAAAGGTACAGACTAAGCGCAGAACTAGCAGAGAAATTAGATAACAAAGTATCAAACAAAACTAAAGCAAACGACTATAAAGAAAAGCCTTTAATTTTATCCGCATGGAGTGCCAAAGGTAAAATGATGGATATTGAAGAGTACTGTAAAACGTATGGACTACCAAAGAACGATATAAGTAGTTACAAGTTAGTTAGTCATACTGGAACGCCTTTTTATAATATCGTATTCAAAGAGCAGTTTAATACTGAAAGTTTAGACTTTGAAAGTATTTTAAATAATGTATTTAGTAAAGAGTTTGAGGAAGTAGAGCCGACTAAATGCGAAGCAGTAGAGTTTGATAGTTTAACTTATACAGATGTTCACATAGGCATGGACACAGATAGCAAAGGGAATTCAATGTATGCTACTAAGTGGAACAAAGAAACTATCTTAGAATCATTACATACAATGATAAACGAGGTTAGAGGAAACGAGCAAAGTAATACTATTATAGTTGACGAATTAGGAGACTTTTTAGACGGGTTTAACGGTTACACTACTAGAGGTGGTCATAAGTTGCCACAGAACATGACAGATGAGGAAGTCTTTGATTTAGGTTTAGAGTTTAAAATATTACTTGCAACGGAACTAAGCACCATTTATAAGGAAGTTAGATTTAATAATATTTGTAATGATAACCACGCAGGCGCATTTGGGTACTTTGTTAACTCGGCTTTTAAACGTTATGCAGATGAATATTTTACTAATGTAACAGTAGTTAACCATAGGCAGTTTATAAACCATTACTTTGTAGGTAATACTTGTTTTCTTATTACTCATGGTAAAGATGATAGTACTTTAAAGTTTGGGTTTAAACCTCAACTAGACAGTAAAGGACTTGAAAAGATAGACCAATATTGTAAGCAAAATGATATTTACAAAAAGGCAAATAGAATAATATTTAAAAAAGGAGATAGCCACCAAGCTTTATTTGATATGTGTACAAGTGATGACTTTTACTATTTTAATTATCCCGCTTTGTCTCCATCTTCACAATGGGTGCAGAATAATTTTAAACGAGGGCGCAGAGGGTTTGTCTTAGAAACATTTACAGAAACTAATAATACATTTAAACCTATATTTTTATGAGAATAACAAACAACTTTAGTATGTCAGAGTTTACCGTTAATCAGTGGGCTAGTAATGACGAGCAGAAACGCTCAGACGATAGTTTAACGCCTGAAATAGTAGCCAACCTAAAAGAGTTAGCGGAAAACTTACAAGTGCTTAGAGACTACTTAAACAGTCCTATTAATATTAATATTGCCTTTCGTCCTAAATGGTGGGAATTAAAA